GCTATCAGGTTCCCAACCTAGTTTTCGTAATACATTAGCTATCTGTTGCCGTGATCCTATGTTAAAAGGAATGTACTTTGTTTTCGTTTTTAACTCTACCTTGGTAGGAGGAACCATTTCTTGTGCTTCATCACTAAGGTTATTAGCTTCGTCTTCTAGTGTAGCTAAAAGCGTTTGTCCTTTACGCATGTCGAAAGCAAATCCATTACGTTCCTGCTGATCAATTATAGCACGTACTTTATACTCAAGCAACTTAGATTTAGTAGAAAACTTCTTACCTTCTTCTAATAAAACACTGTACATTTTAGATGTAATGTTCACGTCTTGTTTACAGTATTCTAACATTGCTGGAGTGTAGTGTTCAAAGCTATCAACATCTCCTTTAGGCATCTTTAATCTTTCGCCCCATGCTTTAAGAGAATGCCCATCACTTCTAATAGGATTATAAAGCTGAGACATTATCAGTGTGTCTTCTATCTTACTTAGTTTAATCTTCATACCTAGTAGTTTGTTTAACCAATAAGCATCAAAATTAATACCGTTATGCATAACAAGCTGATCGTATTTATCTGACCAAGGTATAAAGTTTTTACATTCTTCTCCTTGCCAAGAAGATACCTCATTAGTTTGTATATCTTTGGCCACAATACAATGTAACTTAGTAGCATCTAAGCTATCCGTTTCTATATCTACTATACATTTATTCATCTTCCACCACTTCAAAAGGATTATCAACCTGGGTTAATCTTCCAGTATCTTTATCATAGAAGAGATAACTAGCTACCCCTGTATCCCCAGTGTATCTATTTTTAAGCACACGTAGTACAGTTGTGTTAGCTTCTGTCTCATCACCTGCTTGCTGATTTCTCTCCAATCCAATAACTGAATCGCTGAGGTGAGCGATGCTGGCACTCCCTCTGAGATGAGACAAAGTAATTTCTTTCCCATTTTCGTGTCCATTATCACCTGAAGGTCTACGTAGATGAGATACCAAGAGTAATCCGCACCCTGTTTCTTCTACAAGACTACGTAGTTTAGTCATAAGAATATCAATAGACTTACGTTCATCACCAAAATCTTCTTGACCTGATACAAGGATAGACAAGTGATCCAAGATTATCCACTTACATTCCAAAGCCTTAGTCATGTATCGGATGCGGCTAAGAATTTCATCATTACTTATAGAACCAAAGTGATCAAAGGCAAAGAACCTTCCAGTGCCTACGGTATTTTTCTGAAACTTTTCTAAATCCTTACGAGAATACTGATCACGAACTTCTTTAATATACAATCGAGCATCAGCTTCCACTGACATAATGTTAAAGGCTGTGTTCCGAATGCTTTCTTCCATAGCTAAGATACCAATGTTATGCTTAGTACTTTTAAGTAAGTGATGCATCAGCTCCCGCATGACACTAGACTTACCCATGCCAGCACCACTAGTAAAGGTAACAAGTTCTCCAGTACGCATACCATACGTCTTATCATTGAGACCTTGCCAAGGATACAAGCACGTCTCGAAGAACGATTCATCATAGAGAGACTCTTGTAAAGAATCTAGATTAATAATCCCTGCTGGTGTGAAGGGCTTGGCATTCCACCATTCTTCTGTAAACTTCTGTCGCTTATTCATCTTGAGATATTCATTAGCATCCTTGTATTCAAGATGAATAACCTTACACTTATTAGGTTCAAAGAGTTGGGCTACTTTAGCCGCTGCCTCTATACCAGGGGCATCTGAATCAAAACACAACACCACATTATCAAAGCTATTAAGATATTCAAAAGATCGTTTACAATCTTGCAAGGCAGCTTGAGCGCCTGACTTAATAGAAACACAGGGCCACTTTGATCCCAGTAATTCATAAGCAGACATAGCATCTAACTCACCCTCACAAATAGTAACGTACTTACCTCGGGGAGTGAAGACATTTTGACCAAACAGAGATGCGCTTTGTATGTCACCTTCTGACCAATACTTTTTACCTTCTACTTGTTTAACTTTATTACCTGTAAACTCTCCCTTAGTATTAAAGTATTGATATATGTGATGTGTGATAGTGTTACCATTAGTTTTTACAAACGTATTATATTTTTTACAAGTCTCTACCTTAATCTTACGATCATCAATACCTCGTTGTTCGCCTACAGTGAAGCCTTCTTTTATATTCTGCATAGGTACAACCACTTGGTCAGTCCTTTCTTTGAAGTGTGTGTTACAAGAAAAACAATGAGAGTATCCTTCTGAATGAGTCACGTTAGCATCACTTGATCCACACTCAGGACACTCACCTCTATCTAACCACTTACCATCCATAATTATTTCCTAAAAATAGACTTACCAAAATAAGATACAAGTATTTTTCTAGTGTGTGTCTCTGTAAAAATACAATCATAAGGATAAATCCATACAATTTTATTAGAGTCGAACACACTTAGCAAGGCTCCTTTGTTTTTAAGGAATTTAAAATATACACTGTAGTTCAATGACTTACAAAGTATTATTTTATTTATTACATCTTCAATCAAAATCTTCAAGAGCCTTTGCGTATAAATTTTCTGCGAACTCTATCTTGTCACTCATTATTTCTTTAGTCTCTTGTCTTGCTAACTTCTTAGATTCTTTTACATCATAACCTTCTTGCTTATACTGTCGAGTAAGAGAACGAAACACTTGGCGTTCTTCTTTATCCCATAGATTCTTAGTCATCGTCCGTTCCTTTATCATTATCATTACTAGATAAGTCAGGGAAATAATCTTTTACAAAGTCTATTATCTCTGACTGTTCGTGAGGATCGTAACCTTGCTCAGTCATGAAACAGAACAATGTAAACACACAGTCTTCCCATTCTTCAGGTGATACTTCTATATAAACTGCATGTTTATCTTCTATTGCTTTTTTAATAGCAGTAAAATCAAAAACTTTACATATAGTTTCGTCAGTCATTTAATTTTAATTTCATTTGATTCTCATCTTCTACTTCAGCCCAAGTAGTTTTATCAGATAGATGTTTAATTCTTACGTGTGCTTTATTTAATTGTTCTTGTAAGTCTTTAACATTCTTATGTAGTATTACATTCTCTCTAGTTAAATCTTCTTCATAACCCATAACATATTCTCCATTATATAATATATCTTTTATCCGTCCCATGCTTACCTCTTTTAAATGGATAGTACCATGCTATTATTAGTTAGTCAATATAAAAAATATGTGTATCTATTTGTTCCAATCTTTCCATGTGGTTAGCCCATCTAGGATAGACATAACTAGCATGATAATGAGTTGCACCTAGTGTAGAATTTAACGACACTCCTTTCAAGGCTAACGAGGATACATTATAGGCTGTGTCCAGGGCTTTTTTATCAACACCTACCCATTCTTTTTTACCATCACAGTAATAACTAAAGGCACATTTATTTTTAATGATGTGTCCTTTCCAGTATAGCCCTGCATGTACAACTTTACATATTGTATCTGGAAACTTTGCAAGATTAGCACGTTCAATTATTACATTAGCTACTGCTAGTTGTCCAAGAAAAGATTCAGATCGAGCTTCATGATAGACTGCTTCTACTAAACAATTTAGTTCTGTATCTTCTTCAGCATAGGCTATAGAAGAAAAGAAAATCATGATTAATATTATGCTTAGTTTATACACGCCATGCTCCCATCTCCAGCCCTACTCGTTCTTTCTGTAAAGCCTGTAAGTCATTGATTGTATTGTTTAAATCTTTAAGACTTTTTATTTTCAAGGTATTCAGATAGTGATCATCTTTTTTTACTTTATCCCATATAGAATTATTATATACAATATTTATTGTATTAGATATTTCTTGTAAAGAATGTACTAGGTTTGTAATGTTCATACCTTTTCTCCTATGCAGTTCTTATTAAATATTCTATTAGTATATCCAACAATTCTAACATAATTTTCTCCTTAATGTAGTCTCCAAATATGGATATCATTTTCTTCCTGTTCTTCAGGATCAATATCCCATAGTAATTCTAGTAATTTATACGCATCTTCTTTGGAAGAGAACACTTCAATCTTACTACCTATGGCATTAGGCATGACGTGTAAGTTTTCTAATAGAGGCTCACCTTCAATCTGCACTATGATAAACATCGCTAGACCTACATTTCTTTTTGTTCTCTTCTTTCTTTTTATCAGGCACAACTTGATGCTTCCTTCGTTGTTCCCAATAAGGATCACGAAAGTTTAAACGCTCGACACGTCGTCGCCTATTAGTTAAATACTCTAACGGAATCGATGTACTGATTGTATTCATGTTCCCATTCCTCTAATTCTTTATTTAATATTTGATTACAATCCCTTACAGATACATCAGTAATAGATGTTGCGTCACTATGCCGCAGTATAACTGTGTCTAAAGCCTCACCACATAGTGTATCAGCAGATAAATTTATCTGAACATGATCATGAAACTTATATTTATACATCATACTTCTCCTTTCTGTAGATAGTATATCATATAATTATATAGAATGCAATCGTCTATGAAAAGCAGATAGCTGCTTCTTGTACTTCATGATCTTCGTAGTCAGTGATGAAAGAAATCATTAAAGAATTAACAATCTCTCTGTACTCTGGCTGAGAATACTTATCAATATTTATTTCCTTGATAAGGTCTATCATTCTTAGCGTATCGGATAAAGGTATTTCTGTTTTCCACATAGTGACTGCTCCTAATGTTGTGATGTAAGTTCTTTGTTGGTAGTCATTAGCTTTTCCTTTTCCTTTCAATACGAAAGATTTCTTTTGTGTAGTCTGTCTTCTTAGCAAGTATGTTAAACCTATGCCTTGATCTTTTAAGATTGTCAAGGAATTTTTCAAAGTCAAAGGTAGTGTTCTCAAATGCCGCAAGCAACGCCAGTTGAAAAGGCTTTCTATCTAAAACATTTATGTCTAGGGTAGGATTAGTAGGACATTTCTGTACTCTTTTAATTTTAATTAAAGTATCTTTAATATGTTCTTGATTAAAAGAATCATATCTTAGTTTGCCATCTTTAAATTCCCAACTAGCTTTAGCATATTCAACAGACTTATTAAAGATTGCAATCAGTACACTATTGGATACAAGATTCTCTTTTTTGTATTGCTTATACATATTATACACATAAGAAGTTTCTTTCCGAGAACACCAGAAATTTAGAAAGTCTGGTAACTCCCACTTACGTTGGTGAGTATTTAATGTTATTAGGTTTAAAATATTTGAACTAGTATCCACAATGATGTGGAAAGGAATGCCTAATAGTAATGCAGCTTCTAGCCGATGCTGACCATCTATTATTTTAAAAGTATCTTCAAGTATTTGTATTATAATAGGCTGCAAATGAAGTAGATTATTTCTTTCTATTGATTTTTTAATGTTCAGTACATCATTATCTACAATAGTTCTGTTACCATAAATTCGTTCCAACTTATAATACAATTCATCATGCGGATAAACTTTATATATTTTACCTGATACTTCTAAAGTTTCAAAAGGCATTGACATCGTTAATTCTCCTAAAGTAAAGGACAGTTTACAGACATGTCCAGGTCAAAGAGTTAAGCTACTAGACGATAGCGTGTGTACGTTTCACCCTCTGGGGTGCGTGCTTTGATAGCGGCAATGATGTGCCCCATCTTACGCAAGCGAGAGATGGTAGCTGTCAAGTTCTCTGCCCATCCTCGTTCGATAGCAGTCTTGCGCGTGACTCGGTTACGTTTCTTCAAGGCACGTAGTACTTTTGATTCTGCTGTCATTATTTATAATCCTTAAATAAGTTATTCCATTCCTTGCTTGTTACACCTGTCTTAATAAACTCTCGATCAGGTGCCGAGACTTGAGGCATGGCATCTTGGATAAGCGCACCATTCTCCCATGCATCCAGTTGTTGGACAGATACATCTATATCTTTAGCAGTGATATTACCTGTCACTAAACTTTTCTTTGTGATTAACATGCTTCCATTTCTTTGTATTCTTCATACATTTTTTGTGGATTTTTCCAATAACGCGGAGGCATAACATCATACCTCCTTTCCATCATGTCCCTCCATTCATGGAATGTTATTGGCCGCCTCGCCATCCTACATGTCATTTCTTATACTCCACCTTGACAGGCACCCATCTTTTAGGTTGCCAATGAACAATAGTCTTACCCTTTACCTCACTCGTATGAGGTGGGCCGTGGTCAACCCATGACCATGTAACCATAGCCCCGTCAACAGCCCGACGGGCTTTCTCTAAGCGTGTATACATATCACTTGTTCCTCTCTATAAATTTTACTGCTAGGAGAATAGCAACTACAATGGCTATCCACAAAACCATTAGGAACCATTCTACTGCCATAACTTGTCTTCCCAATAAGCCCGTGCGACTATTTGTTGTTCGTCGCCATTTAAATCTAACCATGAGGAAGGTTCATATTTCCATCTATAGGATAGATAAAAAGAAATTACTTCTTTATCAATACTGATTTCAAATTCAGTCATCATGCTTATGTTCCTTGAGCCAGCAAAACGCGCACCAGAACATCCCCTTGTCTTTAACAACGGCATCCTCTTTTAAACACTCGTCACATTTATAAAGGGACTCTACCATATCATGTTGAAGGCGCGAAGGCCTATTAACAGTATGATAATTCCTCCTATATAATGGATGATGAGTTTACTTAGTTTGAAGCTATTTGTGCTGGTGTCTCTTGTGGTCATAGTAAAACCTCCATGAATGCGCGATGCTTTGCGCCATAAACTGCTGAGTGCGGACCTAAACCAGCTGTGTCGCTGGCAAAGGTGTGTGCTTCTTTGCTTATCTGCGAGCGGCTAGCGTTCGGGTTCCTATCGAGCCATTGAATGGCGCGTAGTTGCCAAGAGTGCCACGCTGATCCGTTTCGGCAGTTAATAGGGCGTCTAATCATTTTCATAAGCCTTTTCAATGTCGTTGCCACAATTATCACATAGGATCTCTGACTCGTAGTTTATCACCACGTCCGCGACGCGAAACCCGTCGTTAATTTCCTCGTTGATAGAGTAACAGATATTCTTGAACTCGACGCTCAAACAAGTACAACAGAGCGCTCCGCCGTCTGTAGTGACTGCAAAGACAGGATATGCGCCTGGGAAAGCATAGGGCTGTTTAATAGCTTCCTTGACTTTGTGCAGGATGTTCATACCTCCACGCCTAAGTCGCTAAGCTTGCTAAGTATGCGGTAGTGTAGCTCTCCAAAAGCTATCGTCACAGCTGTATCGTTATAACTCTTAAACTTGTTATCGAAACATTCCTCCATGTAGTTCTCTCCATGCGTAATGTCACAGTTCTGGCATATCTCGTGAGCTTCATAGTAATAAATAACGTGCTCGCTTCCGTTTGCTCTTTCCCAAGCGAGCTCCACAGCTTTGTCAGAGCTACAAGCTAGGCAAGAACAGACTTGCATAGCGTCACAGCTGTCACAGTCTTCTATTTCTGTCTTAATCTCTTCCGCCAAACTTAGGGCATAATCGTTTAAGATATTGTCGTTCATCGTCTAGTCCTCCAGTTGGCTGCAATCTGCTTTTTAGAGGTGTT